ACGAAGTCCTGCCCCTCTGTTTTGAGAGTTTTGTTAAGGAATGCATTCAACTTATTCGCCATCCAACGAATGGACAGTTGACCAGAAGTCGTAATACCTTCAGCCATACGAATATCGAAGTAACGAAAGTATTGATTACCCATCGCACCGTAAGCAGAGTTCAAAGCAATCTTCATTGCCATCTGCAGGTTATTAAGACGAGAGATATCTTTCAATAGGTGCTTCTTGCTCTTGTCGTTTTGATACTCTTGTTCAATTTTCAACATCTGCTTTTTAAACTTACTTCGATTAGCATACATCTGTTCCATCAACTCAGGCATGAAACCCTTAACGTCTTTGCGATAAGTCCAGCCGTTGGCAGTCAATGCGAGATCTCTACGCTTTGCATATGAAGTATCAATCTCTTGATTGAGTAACTTATCAACTGTCACAGAAATCTTCTCGCTTGTGAGAGTTTCAGGGCTGATGTTGTACTGCATAATCAAGTGAGGATACAGAGAGTTCAAGTCAAAGGATGCCATCCATTTGTGAAGTCCGATGATTGGATCCTTCACATAAGCACCTTCAAACTGAGCATCTTTACCAGAGAACGACTTTGCTGGAATGACAATCCGTCTCTTACGAAGGTGATTGTAAATGATAGTATCCCACATACGAACCTGCGAGTAAACATCTTCAGGATTAATCTTGGCATTGTATGCCATGGTCAGATGCAGTTCAAGCAGACGCATCTTATCTTCTAGTTGGTCAACCAACTCTACGTCATGAATGTTATACTCAACGAACTGTTGCCAGTAATTTGTGTAGAAGTCTTTGAAGTCAACTCCAGGATTCTCTTTCTTTTTGTCGCCTAGTTCTTCTTGTGCAATGTAATCCAGACGATATGATTCTTGTTTTGTGTATGTGTATTTCTTATAGAGTTCTAGGTAGTCAAGCTGATTGATGCCCATAATATCGTAGTGCAGTTCTTCATTACCTTTGATGAATGTCTTACGTTCAAGAACATTACCCCATGGACTCATCTTGTTGGCAAAAGTATCACCCAACTCACGAGAGATCCTACGAATGAGATAAGGCATATCGAAGAAGTCAGTATTCCAACCAGTGATGCAGTCTGGATAATTCTGTTGCCAGAAAATCATAAACTCTTTAAGCATATGAAGTTCGTCATTACAGCGAACATACTTAACATCTTCACGATCTGTATGAAACTCTTTTGATCCAAAGGTGATGATGCTCTTTGTCTGGAGATCTTTGATTGTGATTAGAAGAATCTGCTCATTGGCAGTTTTGATATCAGGGAATCCATTCTCTGTTTCAGTCTCAATGTCAATAGTGAATACTTTGACTTGTTCCATATCCCAGTTGACATCGTCTTCGTAGGTGTCGCTGATATATTGATATGCGTAATTGGTATTACCGTAAACAGGAAACCCTTCGACATCTTCGTATCGTTTAACAAAGTCTTTTGTTTCTTTGATACTTCCAGGTTTGATTTCATCTACGTAAGTACCTTCCAACGTCTTCCAATCAGAAGACTTATTAGAAGTGACATACAGCGTAGGATAGAAATCTACCTTACGCTGATATTGCCTGCCCTTATCGTAACCTCGAACGAGGATCTTGTCACCCCATGCATGGGCTGATGTGTAAAATTCCATTAAGTCTTTCCATACATTAATTGCATTGCGTCAAGTGCACAGTCGTGAACAGGATGATGTTTAATTACATTATGTCGTTCAAATAGTGGATGCACAACTTCAACATATCCGTTTGTAGTTCCGTAGAGAATATCAACTGCAGTTCTGACATCTCTCCACATATTATACCCTGTAATTTCTTCCAAGCCAAATTTAACTGCCAAGGAATCAATTGCCATCTGGTCTAACGAACCTCTCGCCCACATAGTTTGTTTATCGGCATTTGGGAACTGCTTCATGTAATCATAGAACTTTTGCATTCCATTTTCCACAGTCATGTCTTCACGTGATGGATCTAGCGAAACTTTACGAACATATTCGTGTTGTGACTTCCACCATTCCAAAGTAGATTTAGATGCAGTGCGACCAACACTCATCTGTTCTTTGACATCGAACTTAACAAAGCACGCATTGTCCAGCAAGTCTTGATATGTTGGTCGTTTCTCTGGATCAAAGTGAACCATAGCTGCAGAAAGAATCACACAAGTTGATTCTACTCCCAGCGTTTCCACATCGAACATAAACATTAGAATCCTCTACCTTCACCCTCTTTAGTGAAGAATGATTTGATCTTTTGCTCTTTTGTCCAACCAGCAGTATAATCATTATCAATATCACAAAGAGCGATTGCTTCTTCTTCAGTAAGTACACGATGTGATGTAATCACTTCTGGAAGTGCCAATTGTGAAAACTCTTTAGTATCTTCACAAGTAACATCATCCATGGCATACTCTGGATTAGTTGCTGGTGCTTCTACCATATAACGCATACGATATGATTGAATTGCTTCAACCAGAACCCACACAGAACCTTCTTTCAAATCACTCATTGATCATCTCCTTAGTTAAAGCCAGCGAGTTCTTCAATGCCTTCTCAGCAACTCGCAATCCATATTCCATCTCACGATTTTTCTTAACAACCAAATCATTCTTTCGCAATGCGTCTTGGTAGTTGTCATACAACTCTACAGTATTTTTTTGTAGAGCCTCAACATATGTAGTCAACTTATGGATAGTAACCCATGAACCATCAGCAAGTTTAGTATGACCATCACGAATGCGGAACTCATCAGTCCATCGTTCACCTTCTTTATACTTTGGCATTGGTTCAAACAGAAACAATTCTTGCTCACCAAGTTTCTTTAGAACACGAGAAAAGTTTTCTTCAATAGAATCTTTACCATAAAACATTATTCTTCTCCATCATCAAAAGTTTCTTCTTCACGACCATTCATTGCTGCATGAATGTCACACAGAGTTTGATGCCAGCCATCAGTGTATCGTTTTCCTGGAGCACCGCATTCTTCGCATGTATGATAACTCATACTCTCAGCAAAGTTGATATAGTTGTAGTGTTTATCAGTTGCAGCCTGAACATAGAAACGCAGTCCACCGAACTTCTCTTTGACCTGAACAGCAACTGGAACCTTCAATGTTTCTTCATCTAGTTTTGCTTTGGCTTCATCAAGTGCGTCTTGCGTTACAGTTTTTATTCCATAAACAACACCACCAACACCAACTTCCATAAGATGATCATAGCGACTTTTTGCGCTACGATAATCGCTTGTCAACAAACCACAGAGAGTGTCGAGGATATTATACCAACCATCACCGCATTCAAGTCCCCAGCACATGGCTGTTACTTGCATGTTTGCATGACGATCCTTAAAGATCAGTGGATACTTTGCACATAGTGCTTCGTCTAGTTCTCTACGCATTTTCACCACCATAGTAATTGATAATTAATGACATCGCTTTGACCAACTGCATGTTAATGACCACATCTTCAGGATGCAACCAATAACCATCTGGATTATCTTCAGTCTTAGGATTTGCATTCCATTGATCTAATTCTGACTGAAGATAATTTTTCGCATCAATTAGATTGCATCTTGTAATGCCATCAGCAACCTCGAAAGGAATTTCTAAATTTTTCATGACCAAGTCCTATGGTTTTCTGCCACATGTTCAAGTCCATCGTACTCATCAATGTGCCATTCAACATCATCTGGAATATCAACGATGGCTAATTCTGATGCCCAACCCCATGAGTCTTTACCCAACTCTTCAATCACAGCAATCAAGTCTGGGTCAGAACGATCACTAAAGAAATCATACTCACTTAGGTGGTGGTCATCGTCGCCAGAGTGTCCAGCTGCATAATAAGTTACACCAGAGAGCAGACTCTTGTGTTCTGGTTCAACTTTATCAAATGCGATACCCTTGCGTATTAATAGTTTCTCAAATGCCTCATCTGAGATACCGAAGCCACCGAAGCAACGATTAATAGCGACTCTTGTCATTTTTAACTCCTAAAATCATAATATACTTACCTGAAATTTATCTACATTTATAATTCTACTCGAATCAACTGGGAATGTCAACTTTATCATGTCTCTTCTATTAAGATAAATTGCAACCTTACCACTATCATGAACATGATACAAATCAACACCATCATAATC